TACTACCATCCAAAGGTTAGATATACGGTAGATATTCGTCCAAAACTTAAGAGAATATTGGCAGATTTAACTGACATTTTATCATCTGAGGATTTGGAAACCTCCTATTTAGGATACGAATTATAATAAAAAAAACTATGGAAGAAAAGAATTTTGGAAAATTAGGTTTTTCATTTCAACAATCGTTGATTAAAGCAATTATTGAAGATAAAAAGTACGGCGAAACAATAATTGATGTTTTAGATAGCAAATATTTTGATAATATGTCTTTCAGATTTATTATGGAAAATATTAAAGAACTAAATCAAACATATAAAAAAATCCCCGATTATACCTCATTAGAACAAAAAATCAAAGCTGAAAATGAAAATTCAGTAATGGCTAAAACTCATTTAGATACTTTGAATGAGATTAAGAATAACGAACAACAATCTGATTTTCCTAAAGAAACCGCTTTGAATTTTTGTAGACAACAACATTTAAAGAAAGAGTTAAAAAACGTTCATTCCATTATTGAAAATGGTGCTTTTGAATCTTACAATAAAATTGAAGAAATCATTCAAAAGGCATTACAAGTAGGGGTAATGAATGATGATGTTACAGATGTTTTCCACAATATTGAAGAGGCTTTAGAAAAAGATGTAAGAAATCCAATACCAACAGGTGTTGTAGGTTTAGATAACATGTTAAACGGTGGTTTAGGACGTGGACAATTAGGTGTTGTTTTGGCCCCAACTGGTACAGGAAAAACAACTTTAATGACTAAATTTGCAAATACAGCCTATAATCACGGTTTAGGTGTAGTACAAATTTTCTTTGAAGATAATCCGAATGACATTAAGAGAAAACATTATACTATTTGGTCAGAAATCGCACCTGATCAACAACCTGAACACAAAGAGGAAGTTATTGCTAAGGTAAACGAAATGCAAAAGGATAATAAAGGTTTCTTAAAATTGATTAAATTACCAAGCGGTGATGTAACAGTGTCTGAAATCAAAAATAAGTTAAGAAAATTAACTAACGAAGGTTATAAAATTGATTTATTGCTTATTGATTATGTTGATTGTATTGCACCTGAAAAAAATGGGTTCGATGAAGAATGGAAAGGTGAAGGTTCAATTATGCGATCTTTAGAGGTTATGACTGGCGAATTTGATATAGCTTTGTGGACAGCAACACAAGGTAATCGTGGTTCAATTTCTTCTGAAATTGTAACAGGTGACCAAATGGGTGGTTCAATTAAAAAAGCACAAATTGCACACGTAATATTATCTATTGCCAAAACTTTAGAACAAAAAGAACATAACTTAGCAACTTTAACTTTGATTAAATCAAGAATAGGTAGAGATGGTATTGTTTGGGCAAATTGTAAGTTTAATAACGAATTCTTATTAATTGATACCGATTCACAAAGTACACTATTAGGGCACGAAGAACAAAGAACACAAAATAATGTAGCAAGAGCAGCTGAGGCTTTACAAAGAACAAGAAGAGTAAGAGAAGGAGCAAACTAAAATTAAAACAAAAAAAATGAGTAAATTATTTACAGAAAGAATACCTTTTAAACCGTTTGAATATCCCGATTATTACAATGAAGGTTGGTTAAAACAAATGCAAGCATTTTGGTTACACACTGAAATTCCAATGCAGGGAGATGTTAAAGATTGGAATGAAAATTTGAACGAATCAGAAAAACATTTAGTCGGAAATATCTTATTAGGTTTTGCACAAACAGAATGCGCCGTATCAGATTATTGGACAGGTATGGTTACTAAATGGTTCCCAAAACACGAAATAAGACAAATGGCTATGGCGTTTGGTTCACAAGAAACTATACATTCAATAGCATATTCATATCTTAATGAAACATTAGGTTTAGATGATTTTGCTGGATTTTTACACGAACCTGCAACTAAAGCAAGATTTGAATTGTTAACTGAAACAAGTGCAGATTGGACTCCAAAAGATTTAGATACTAAATCACAGGCAAGAAAAGAAGTTGGTAAAAGTTTGGCAATATTTTCAGCATTCGCTGAAGGTGTATCATTATACTCATCATTCGCGGTTTTATATTCTTTTCAAATGAGAAATTTTTTGAAAGGTGTTGGACAACAAATGAAATGGAGCGTACGCGATGAATCATTACATTCCAAAATGGGATGTCAATTATTCAGACATATGTGTCAAGAATTTCCTGATTTATTGAATGATGCAAAAAATGATATTTTAGAAGCAGCAAAATTAATTCAACAATTAGAATTTGATTATATCGATAAAATGTTTGAAATGGGTGATTTAGAAAATCTTAAAAAAGAAGATCTGAAACATTTTATTTCACAAAGAATCAATGAAAAATTGAATGAGTTAGGTTATGAAAGTGCTTTTGAATTCAATAAAAAGAAAGCTGAACAGTTAGAATGGTTTTACCATTTAACAGGAGGATTAACTCACACAGATTTCTTTGCTATGAGACCTACTGATTACAGTAAGGCAGGTGAAGGAGAAAATTGGGACGATATTTTTTAAAAAAAAACTTTATATAAATTATGAAATACTACGGAGAAGAACTCGGTTGGGAAATAGGTGTCGACTACCCTGAATGGGCTAACACTGAAATATATGTTAAAACCATTTCAAAAGGTTATTTACAAGATGGTGAAAAACCTAAAGATGCGTATTGGAGAGTGGCAACAGCGGTTGCTAAAAGATTAGGTAAACCTGCATTAGCAACTAAATTCTTCGATTACATTTGGAAGGGATGGTTATGTTTGGCAACCCCTGTATTATCAAATACAGGAACTGATAGAGGTTTACCAATTAGTTGTTTTGGTATCGATGTAGGAGATAGTATCTTCGAAATCGGAAACAAGAATTTAGAATTAATGTTATTGGCTAAACACGGCGGTGGAGTTGGAGTTGGTATCAATATGATTAGACCTGCAGGTTCAAAAATAACTGGTAATGGAACATCTGACGGTGTAGTACCATTTATCAAAATTTATGATTCAACTATTCTTGCAACAAATCAGGGATCAGTTCGTAGAGGTGCTGCTTCAGTCAATATCAAAATTGAGCACAAAGATTTTGAAGATTTCTTGGAAATCAGAGAACCAAAAGGCGATGTGAATCGTCAATCATTAAACTTACATCAATGTGTTGTAGTTAGTGATAAATTTATGAAAAAATTAGAGGAAGGCGATTCTGAAGCGAGAAGAAAATGGAGTAAGTTATTACAAAAAAGAAAAGCAACAGGTGAACCTTATATTATGTACAAAGGAAATGTTAACAAACATAATCCTGATATGTACAAAAAGAATGGCTTGAAAGTTCATATGACTAATATCTGTTCAGAAATTGTTTTACATACAGATGAGCAACATTCATTTGTTTGTTGTTTAAGTTCTTTAAATTTAGCAAAATACGATGAATGGAAAGATACCGATTTAGTGTACACATCAACAATGTTTTTAGATGGTGTATTAGAGGAGTTCATTCAAAGAGCTAAAAATATGAGAGGATTTGAAAATGCGGTACGTTCTGCAGAGAGAGGTCGTGCATTAGGTTTAGGTGTTTTAGGTTGGCATACATACTTACAACAAAAAGGAATACCATTTGAAGGTTTACCTGCTCAATTTGAAACTCGTAAAATCTTCTCTCAAATTAAGATTGAATCTGAAAGAGCGAGTAGAGATATGGCTAAAGAATATGGTGAACCATTATGGTGTAAAGATTTTGGTATGAGAAATACACACTTAAGAGCTGTGGCACCTACAGTATCAAATTCTAAATTGAGTGGTAATGTTAGTAGTGGTATCGAACCTTGGGCTGCTAATGTGTTCACAGAACAAACAGCAAAAGGTACCTTTATCCGTAAAAACCCTGAATTAGAAAGAGTATTACGTAAGATTGGTAAAAACACTAAAGAAGTTTGGGATCAAATTTTAGCAGACGGTGGTTCAGTATTGGGATTAGATTTTTTAGATGAATGGTGTTTCATAGATTCTAAAGTTGTTGAAATCAAAGAAGTATCTGAAGACAATAAATTAAAAATTGTTTCTATCAAAGATGTATTCAAAACATTTAAAGAAATTAATCAATTAGATTTAGTTAGACAAGCAGGTATTAGACAACAGTATATTGACCAAGCGGTTTCATTAAATTTGGCGTTCCCTGCTATAGCAGACCCTAAATGGATTAATCAAGTTCACTTGGAAGCTTGGAAACAAGGTGTTAAAACACTTTATTATATGAGAACCGAATCGGTATTAAGAGGTGATATTGCAGCACAAGCTATGAATCCGGATTGTGTTAGCTGTGAAGCATAATATTTATAATAAAAACGAAAAAATGTTAGAAGTAAAAAAATTTTCAGCAAGTTGGTGTGGCCCTTGTAAAGCTTTGGCCCCTATAATAAATGATGTAAAATCTCAATTTCCTAATGTATTATTCAGTGAGCACGATGTTGATTCGGATTATGAATTAGCGACTAATTTTGGAGTTAGAACAGTACCTACGGTAGTATTATTAAAAGATGGTAAAGAAATACAAAGACTTTCGGGTCTTTCTCCTAAATCAACTTATATTAAAGTGATTAACGAGGGTATTAATAACTAAAAAATAATATATTGTATTCAAAAGGTTAGAATTAACGTTCTAACCTTTTTTTATATATACAAAAGGTACATAATCATTTTTATATTCTCTATATTTATTTGATATGGCAGTCGATTTAACATCCACATATGGTATTAATTTCCCATTTCAAGATAGTAGTACAGGACAATATCTTGCAATGACAACTTCTTCAGCTGAAGAAATT